CAACCATCACAATGCCAATCATAAAACTGGCCTTTTGTATATTTTGTAAATTGACAAGCTTCAGAAAAATCCCATTGAAAATTCCAACCTGCGTTTTTGTTAGCTTCGTTAACGTAAGGTTGTATTTCTTTATAGATCCACCTATCATTCATCCAAACGATATTAGAATCTCTTTTTATTTTTAAATCTTTTATTTGTTTTTTATTTAAATTTTTATTACCAAAACCACCTGTGACAGCCATTTCATCAGAAATAGATTTACCATATCTGACTATGTCATCACAAATTCTTTCAGGGATAACTGATTGAAAATACCAATAATAATTTGTTAGGTTCATCTTTCTATATCTTTCTTATAATGATTATCCAGTAATTGTCAACGTTCCAGTAACTGTAAACGTAGCTATTTTATCTCCTCCAGGGTGAGTTGAAGTTGCATTAGTACAAGGTGTAACCGCAAGACTAAAATCACTAGGTGTTCTAACAATAACTATACCAGAGCCACCGTTTCCAGCAGCTCCTGCATCAGGTTGAACACCTGTATCTTTACCACCTGAACCTCCACCACCTCCAGTGTTAGCAGCACCAGCTTCTCCATCTACTCCAGAGTGACCAGGAGCATTTACTGTTCTTGGATACCATGGATTAGGTGGACCACCTCTACAAGCAGAAGCACATCCTCCACCACCATATCCTCCTATACCTGCTCTTATAGGTGGTTTACTATCATATGATCCTTGAGCTGCAGCACCTCCACCACCACCAAAGTATCTTAAAGATCCGCATGGTCCTGGTGTTCCAACACCTGGACTTGGATTAATAGCTGATCCAACACCAATACCTCCATCACCACCATGAAGTGGAGTAGGTGAACTACCACAAGCTAATACGTTAAAGTTTCCACCGACACCTCCTGCGCCACCACCTCCACCACCACCGTAGTGTGAAGTAGGTCCGTTATCATTAAATCCTCCACCACCTGAAGGATTACCTTGAGGAGGAGAAACGGGCGGGGTATTTCCTAAACCTTTTGTAGATGCAGGGAATACAGAAAATGATGAAGGGTTTGTCCCAAAAGGATTTGGATAAGAACCATTATAATTTGGTCCACCTCCAGATCCACCATTAGCGTTTGGCGGAGCCAAACCAGGTCCTATTGGTGCAGAAAAAGCTGCACCTCCACCTGTAGATGTTATGCATGCAAATGTAGTATCACTACCTCTAGCTTGTCCAGATCCACCAGCTCCTACTGTTACTGTATAACTTCCTAAACCTAATTCTAATGCACAACCTTGTAATGGACTTGGGCCATAACCAGAAGCTCTATAACCTCCAGCTCCACCTCCGCCACCAACAGCATTTCCTACACTACCACCTCCACCGCCAGCCATTACTAAATAATCTACTGACGCTGTTCTAAATGGCCATGTTACCACTGATTCTCTTAATTTGCTATAATGTGTTTTTAAATTCCATACACCACTTGCTTTGTTTAATTCTTTTACGATAACTATTCCTGAACCACCAGCTGCTCCGTTAGCGTATGTTCCTGTTGGACCTTGTAGTCCTCCACCGCCACCACCGCCGCCAGTGTTAGCTGATCCAGCTGTTCCATTATTACTACCACCGCCACCACCAACTCCACCACCACCTGGTGCACTAGGTGTGTTTGACCCACAAAAACCTGCTCCACCACCACCTCCAGCGTAAACACCAGAGTTAGGTGCTCCTGGAAAATCGGGACTAACATCTAAACCTGGTCCACCTGCTGCACCTGGTTGTCCTGATGCATTAGATCCTACACCACCAGCTCCACCTCCACCACCGCCACCACTTGTAGCTGATGGGGATGGATTATTTTTTCCACCATTATTTCCTTCTGGTGGGCTATAATTTCCAGCGTTACCACTTCCTCCAACTCTACATTGTGATCCTTGGTTAGCACCACCGCCACCAGAACCTCCTGGTTGTCCTACTCCACAACTTGCTCCACCTCCAGCTGGATAGTTAACTCCTTGAGCTAATCCACCTCCTGTTGATGAATAAGTTACACAACAAGATGCTACGGAAGAAGTTGATCCTTGTCCTCCAGAATCTCCTGCTGGCCCTGGGTAAGGTCCACTTGATGGACCACATCCTGTGCCACCTCCACCTACTGTAGCTGTAACTGTAGCATTTCCTGAAGCAGGTATTTCTATATTTCTTAAACCGCCAGCTCCACCACCGCCACCACCACCAGCTGAACCTCCACCACCAGCAACAATTAAAGCTTGTATAAGTCTAGTTCCTGGTTGAGTGGTTATGTTACCGGTAGAAGTTTTAACGGTTTGTGTACACTTCCCTAAAGAAGTTTGATTCTTTACACCAATTATACCGCCATTAGATCTGGCCATTTGAGTCTCCTATTCGGACACCCAAGCTGAACCATTCCAATTATAAACTGTTTTTGGATCTGAAGTGTCGTTTGATTTAGTTGCTTCCCAACCTCTTGTGTTGTTAGCGTTATATTTTGTTTCGTTCCATGAAATTATATATGTAAAACCTGATCCACTAGTTGTTGATGGATAAGTAACGGGTGCTTTCCAATCATCGCTATTATTTAGTGTCCATGATTTATAAGGTTGTGGACTTAAAAATTTATTTTTTGATGCATTGTATACGTAACCTATACCTGCATATTGCTTTCTAAATTTATTATTATAAGAAGTTTGTTTCCATGTTCCACCACCAAAAAAATTTACACACCATGTTTCACCATCAGCATGTTCATTAGAAGGTACATGTGCATTGTCTACTACAACGACTCTTTTTACAATTTGGTGAGTATCAGATGTGAATCCTGTTGGGTCTGTTTTTGATTCTAATTCTGCAAAATGTGCCATATTGTTTTCTCCTTAAAAGTTTATTTATAATTTAATTTTAACTTATAGTCAACGTCCCCAATAATGTTAATTTATTTTAAAATCCAGTCCATTCTCCACTTTTACGAAGATCATATACTTCAGCTAGTGTCCACATTCCAGGTGCCGTAGCTGGATTTTGTACTTCTGGCTCTTTAATAATAACAATTCCTGAACCACCAGCTCCACCATCTTTATTATTTCCTTCTGGCACTGATCTACCAGCACCACCTCCACCTCCACCAGTGTTAGCTGTTCCAGCCGTTCCATCACCACCTTTAGCACCAGCACCGCCACCACCAGCACCTCCAGGTCCTGCACTACCAGAGTCTATATTTCTTACACCTCCACCGCCACCACCAGCGTATGTTACATCAGATCCAGATATAGTGTTTGGTGCTCCATCACCACCGTGTGAATTTCCATCAGTATTACCATCTTCCAAAGCTCCACCGCCACCACCAGCTGCTGCTCCAGGTTGAGTTCCGCCTCCATCATTACCTTGGGCCGGACTTACAGGAGGTGTATTACCTGAACCTCCACTACTACTATTTGAACCAGCGCCACCACCAGAACCTCCATTTAAACCGTCAGCTGAATTAGTTCCACCTCCACCGCCTCCTGCGGATACGATGCAAAAACCTGATGAATTACTTCCAGAGGTTCCTTGTCTATTTGCTTCTGGTGATCCAGGTGCACCAGCACCGCCACCACCAACAACTATTGAATAAGGTGAACCTGATGTAACAGGCACTGCGCTTCCTCTAAGTGGACTTGGCCCAAAACCAGTAGCACGATAACCACCAGCGCCACCTCCACCGCCACCATCTCCAGATTCACCGCCACCGCCACCACCGGCTACTATTAAATAATTAACATCTGCTGTTACTTGCGCAGTAAAAGTTCCTGATGAATTAAATGTAGATACTCTTGCAGCTGTAGTAGATCCTTCTTGTACTGTTTGAACTGGTCCTATAATTCCGCCATTTGCCATAGCTTATAAAACCTCCTACGCGTCGTCTAATAATTCGTATGACACAAAATAAGTTAAATCACTGTTAGCACTTGCTGTAACTGCTAATAAATCAGTTTCGTCTAAATAGATTGGATTTTCTAAAAAACTTAAAGTTGCATCTGCTGGTACAGAAATTGTATTTGCAATTTTAACATAATTAGAACCATTATCTACACTAACTTCAATTGTTATGTCAGCAGCATTTGAACCATCGATGTTGGCAATAAGTAGTGTATTTACTTTTGCTACTTTATCTGCAGCTACATCAATAATGTCTGCTCTTGAAGTAGTTACGGCTCCTGCTGCATTTGCTGCATTGATTGTTGCTACGTTTACTATATTTGGTGTTGCCATATTATCTCCTTTTTAGCCGAAAACGATGGCCATTGCAATAGCTTTTCCTACTGTTGCGGCACTCGAATTTGCGTCTATGTATGTTACTAATCTTGAAGCAGCTACTTTCCTGTTAGTTCCACCTGCTCCATTATCTACAATAAATAAATCAGCGTCTACAATAGCTTCTCCTATATCTGTTGCTCCATCTATATCTAATGCTGTTAAAGGAGCTGTTCCTGCGCTTATACTTGCACCAGAAAGTACAGGTGTTTGTGAAAATGTCACAACACCATTTGATGCTATTGCTATAGCATCTGTATCTGAAGCTGATCCAATATTACCCGCGTCAGCTATAACAATCCCTGCAGCAGTCGTAATTGTGCTTGTTGACGTAATTGTGTCTACATAAGCATCTTTCCATCTAACACTTGAGGATCCTAAATCTACATCACTGTCAGATTGTGGCCCAAAAATATTATCACCTACATAAACTTGTTCAGTGTTTGCTGCATAAAAATGTATTTCATCAGCAGTTTCAAAATCTATTTTAGTTTCATCATCTTCACCAATTTTAATGTCTGTTGCAAGTAAAGATGTAATTGTTGTTTGAGCTGCTGCTAAAGCAAAATCTATTGTGTTATCACCATCTTGGTATGTAACTGTAATTCCTGTTTCAGTATTAGAACTAACCATAGCTCCTGCTGTATCAGCGATATATTCTGCTAATGTTGTTCCTGCTACTGTAATAGCGTCTGCTTCTAAAGTTCCATCAACATCAACGTCACCTGATATATCAAGAGAAGCTGCAATAAGTTGATCAAGTTGTAAATCTTCATAACTAGAACCAAGTTTTAATTCCCATTTAGGTCCTGTAGTACTATATGTAAATGTAGCATCATCACCAGAACCACCTTCAAGAGTAATACCTCCTCCATTAACAACAGCAGATGTGCTGTTTCCGCTATCTAATACAATATTGTGATCATTTAAATTAACAGTTGTTGAGTTTACAGTTGTTGTTGTACCACTAACTGTTAAATCTCCAGTTACTGTTAAGTTATCAGCGACTGTAACTTCTGAAGTTGAGTGTCCTAATGTAATTGCAATACCAGAAGT